TGGTCCGAAGTCGGTTGCGTTACGAGTGGGTGCTGCGTTAGGAGCATATACTTATATACAAATGGTTTGGAATAAGCAATGGGAATACCAGGGAATCCCTCTCTATTACGATGTTCCAGAGTATGTTAGGAACAATGCTATAGTTGTAATGATGCCTCCTCCAAAAGACGAGAACGGTGAATACATCATGGATGTCCAGACTGGTCGTCCGAAACTTAGATACATTGTTATGCCTCATAGGTTGAGAGAGTGGAACATGATATTCCAGCCTACGAACTTTATGATTGATTCTATTAGGAATGATGTGCCTAGAGACTTTAATACATTTGCACTTGGCATGTTTGAAGACCAGTCTCCTATAGGTGGTGGGTTACCTATGCCTGAGGCAATAAGATATGGGATTTCGCTTTACTCAGGGCAGGATTCGTTCAGGGATCAACCTATTGTTGACACTGCATTAAAGAGCGAGATTCCTCCAGAGCAATACGATACTCGTAGTTCAGAGGCTGTGATTCAATTTGCTGAAGCTATGTATGACGCTCCTTTACCTGACTGGATCAAGGATCGTGCTGCCAGTCCGAAGAAAGCAGAACACTTCTTTACAGGGGCTACTGGCGGAGCGGGACAAATGGCTTTATCTTTTGCTGATTTAATTGTTCGCAATTTTGAAGATTTGCGTAACGATGAAGCAAGACCTATGGAGGAACGGATAGCAGAGTATCGAGAGATGGATCGGACTAGTAGGAAGGAATTTGTGGCTGGTCTTAATGCAAAAGACTATAAGCTATTCCAGAAAGAGCTTCGCAGACCTCGTGAGCAAATACCTTTCTTTACAAAAATGTTAAACACTTACGCTCCTGGTGCTGCTGATCCCTTGTCAGATTACAGTATGCGAGGTGGAGGTCTTAGGCAGATAGGACGAAGGATGACTGAGGAAGCGTTCCCGGAGATTTCTACTCAAGAAACTCGTGACGCAGGAATCATGGCAAGGAAGGTTAATGACCAGTTAAGAATCGAGCAACAGAGACTCGATACAGAACTTGATAAGTGGAACACAAAGAATACTACTGGAATTGATCCTACTAAGTGGATAGAAGGACGCAAGGCAAAGAAGTACATGCAAAAAGGTTCTCTGCTCGCTCTCGGTGAGATGTTTGATGAGTCTATTTATGCAGAGGACGATGCTACTAGGGATGCTTACTATGAATCTTTATATACCGCAGCAGGGCAGATAGCTGATATAAGGGACAAATCTGAGTTGCTTATCGCTGCTTACTATGCTATTGAGCCTGAAGGAGAGCATCCTGAATCCGCAGACTGGGCTAAGTTCTATGCGACCAGAGATGAGTTCATGCAGAAATTACGAACATCCTCTGAGTCTAGTGGAGACAAGATGTACGAGAATTTCCTTAGAGACTTGCAAGCCAGCATGACGGACATGGAGAGAAGTTACGATAATGCTCGTAGGTATTTATCTACTTACTGGAATCTGGGAAAAGATGTCAGCCAGTTAACAAGTAATCCATCGGCAAGACTTCAGGAACAATGGGATGAATATAACAACCTGCCCAACATGGCGCAGAAAGATACTTTTGCAAAAGCAAATCCGCATATAGATCAGTTGAGAACGGTTCGTACTACCTTGAGAAAGATGTTGATTAAACAGGATCTTGATCGGAGTGGATCGGCAAACCTAGATTCTGTATTGGTTTATTGGTATGGAGGGAAAGGATGGCATAAAGGATATACGGATGAAGGAAAGGCTTACTGGAATAGGCTATATGCAACTACTGCAACGGGATTCATCCCTCGTAACCCGATGACAGAAAATTGACGTTTGGTCTATACTAATAGTATTTTATAAGGTCGAAAGGAAAAGATATGGTAAATCAGGCAGAACAACCTACAGACAATACTCAGGCACCTGTGGATACAGGGAATACTACTACAGACATTACTGAAGAATTTGCAGGGACGAATACATTTGAGGATGTATCAGCGTCTCCGGCAGAGGATACTACTACAGATCCTTCATCGTCAGAAGGACAGGAGACTTCGGATGCACCATCCGTTTCAAGTGATGCCCCACTAGTAGCCGATGGTGCTTCTCCTGTATCTCCCCCTGGAGGGAATCCTCCTCAAGTTATAGATGACTTAAGTAGGCGTTTACAGGAAGTCGAACAGCAGAATTTACAATATCAACAGTCACAATACCAAACACAGATACAACAACACACTGAACAGTATAGGCTTCAGCTTGAGCAACAGGGCTATCTGCCGGAACAAGCTGACCAGATTGCACAGAACTGGTCTTCGCAACAGGCACAGGTTGCACAGATACAGCAACAGCAAACAGATTACGTTAGGCATATACAGGGTCAGTCAGCAGCAGCAGAACACTTTGCTGCACAATACGACTTAAATCTGCCGGACTTGGCAGAGTTGAGGAAATACTCAGATCCTCAGAGCATGGAATCAGCAGCGAGACGCATGAAATCCGATAGGGAAAAGGATGCGGAAATAGCTAGGCTAAAGGCACAGCTAGTTCCCTCGCAGTCTTTTGACGATAGTCAATCGACACCAGCAGCTTCCACCGATGAGGGCAGGCTGCTTGAGAGATATAATCAGGGTGACCGATCTTCTCAGGCACAAGCAGCGGCTCGAAGGGCTGCTGGGTTAGGTTAAATTTATATTATAAGGAGAATTTAAAATGGCACAGACAGCCACAACTGGTAATTTAGAAAACGCACAGCGCATTATAATCTCTTCAGCCCGGTACACAGAGGAGCATAATGCTCCAGCACTGGCTCTTATCGAGCAGTTCAAACTTCCTAAAGGGAGCAAACAAGTAACTGTTCCAAAAGTTAACCAGATGACAATGAGCGATCTTCAGGATGGTCAGGACATAATTGACGAGGAAGACATTGGGATGACCACTGTTGACCTCACCGCATCTGAGGTAGGAGCAAAGGTAATTCTTACTGACAAACTTGTTCGACAAGCTGCTGACAATGTATTCAGCATCATCGGACGACAGCTTGGTGATGGTATGGCACGAAAGAAAGATACTGATGTTATCGCACTCTGGTCCAGCCTTAATGGAGGAACCGTATTAGGTGCAGACGGAAGAAGTATGAGCGCAGCAAATACACATGCTGTTATTTCTAACGCTAAAGCTAATAAGTTCGGTAGCCAGCTTTACCTTATCCATCATCCCAATGCGATTGCGACGCTCAGTAAAGAGAGTGCTACTATTGCTGGAACGGCAGGCGGAGAACTTACTGCTGGATGGAGCGTAGACTTGCTAAAGAATTTCTATAGCGGGCTACGACCTATCAACAACGTCCCAATCTTTGAAGATGGAAACATTGAGAAGGTATCAGGCGTTGATTCTGGTTACGGTGTTATTGCTGACAAAGGTGCAATGGCTGCACTTACCAGTGTTGACACCAGGACTGAGCGACAACGAGATGCTTCACTCAGAGCTACTGAAGTCGTAATGACTGCTGACTATGGTGTGTTTGAACTCGATGATACACGAGGCGCAGCAGTTCAATTCGAGATCGGTGACCTTGCAACATCATAGGAACTAACTGAAAGAGGTGATCCATGGTAGGAATAACTGAACGAAACCAGCAAAAGTTAGAATTAACTAATGCAGGGTTTACTTTAAAATATATAGACGAGTGGCAACCTAAGACTACTCTTTATCGGCACAAAGCCAGCTACACTACTGAGGGAAAGATTTCTCAAGATATTGGTAGCACGATAAAAGGAGTTCCTGGTAGCCCTGACTATGTATTAAGGAAGGCTAAAATTGGTTTGTTCCCATGGAAACCCGGAGATCAGTGTGATTGCCAATGGTGCAAGGAATCTACAGCCAAGAATGAAACAGTTGCGGAAGATCCAGTTAAGGAACGAGTAATCGCCTGTGATCAGTGCGACTTTGCTCCTGAGTCTGAAGACAAGGCAACCGCTTCATCTCAACTTAGATTCCATAAGACAAAGGAACATAAATAATTAGTGGGTAATGGGAGGTGTAAAGATTGACCGTGCCTCCCATCACTCTAATCTCAACGGACAATCGCAGGGATTAACCCTGTAAATAAATAACCTTTAAGGAGGTTTACAATGTCTTTTCCAACAACAGTAGGTGGAAGATACGGATTTGAAAAAATAACTACCTCAGAGCAGAGACAAGTTCTCGGTGCTGAAATGGCATTCCCTGATGGTAGGAAATACAGATACGTAGAAAATGGCGGAACTGCTATCGAAGAAGGAATGATCGTAGCAAGTGAGGCTCCTGCCGGAAACCACGATGAAGACCTTGCAGTAACAACTGCTGCCGCTGGTTCCAGTTCAATCACTGTAACCCTTGGCGCAACGGCTGCTGCAAAGAATCTATATGCAGAAGGGTATCTCTTCTTTAACTTGCCTACGCTTTCAACAGCAGGGTCAAGAGTCTTTTATAAGATCAAGAGTCATCCTCAGGCTGACGGTTCTGCTACATTAGCTC